TTGGGGTATATCGTCAATGATTTGGTCTACATTTGATCAGTTTGCTTTAAGTGGTAGATATACCTTAATGAACTTTAATGAAGGTAAGCTACAATCCATAAGCAATTATGGTATTACTGGAGTTTATCTAGGTGGAAGTGTGCTAGGCTTTGCTACAGCAGCTTATATCTATCCATTAGGTAAATATGGTGTAAGTGGTGCTAACTATACTTTTAGTGTAGCAGGAGCTGATAATGGGCTTAATTTGTCAAATAACATCTTATTATTCTATACTATTCCTGTAAAAGTAAGCAAAAGACTTACTATTAGCCCAGATGTATACCTATCTGGTAGTTCAACAGGATATCTAACTGATCAAAAAGTTTTTGTAACTGGTGATGATATTGGTGTAATGACTGGATTTAATTTCGATATTGCGTTTACTAAGCGATTTAAGTTCAATTTTGCATTAAAAACATCATTCAATACAAACCCAATTGTACCCCAAACATATATGGGAATGATAGGAACTAAAGTGAATTTATAGTTCTAATATTAATTCCTAAATTGCAGTACGTTTTGTGTGATTTGGATTGTGTGTGCAATTAGGGGGATTTTATCCTCCTTTTTGCGTTATAAACGAAAATCCCCAAGGTCAATAACCAAGGGGATTAATTTACAACTATGAAAAAAATTAACTTACTCAAAATTTGTTCCCTACAAAGTTATGTTCTTTTATTTTAGATGTGGCTACATCAATGAACATTTCGTGGGTTGCAGTTAGGCCATCTCTATTTTTCATAAAGATGTATTCAATGGTATTATCAAACTCTACATTATTATTACCTTCTTCTTTAGCTCTTTCAAACTTATAATAGTCATCTCTGTATAATCCAATAACTACTGAAGCATCTTGTTCTATTTGTCCAGAAGAACGTAAATCAGATAACTTTGGCCTATGTGAGCTTCTACCTTCTGATTGTCTGTTTAATTGAGCAGCACATAAAAAAGGAATATCTAGCTTCTTAGATAACTGTTGTATCTTTTTGGATACTGATCCAACTACGGCTGTCTCATCATTACTCTTAATGTTAGAATCAGTTATTAGTTGCATATAATCTACAACTACCATTTTTATATCTTTTTCTCTTACAATCTTTTGTACTAAAGCGGATAAGTAATTGATATCTCTATTAGCCCCATCATACCAAGTAATAGGTAGCTTCTCAAGCTTTGTAATAGCTTCCTTTTGAATAGCCGAAAATTGGTCAATATTTATCCTTCCTGTCTTTATTTTAGAGTAAGGGGTATAACTATCCAATGTTCCAGAAATCATTCGGTAAATCAAAGATATTACAGGCATCTCTAGGGATAAGAACAATACATTATGCCCCATAGCGGAGGCATTCCTAGCGTGTTCTAGTAAACAAATAGTTTTACCTTGGCCTGGCCTTGCAGCAAAAAGGATAACATTACCTTTAAGCCATCCACCTGTAATATCATCTAACTTAGGGTATCCTGTAGGAACTCCTGCAGTTTGCCCATTAGTCATTACATCTCCTAGATTATTTAAAGCATCTACTAAGGCAGACTTCATATCTACAATCTCCTTATCATCATCCTTAAACATCTCCTGATTAGTAATGGAGTTTACCTTATCTACCAAAGAAAAGTAATCTGATCCATTAGCTAAATCATTAGTGATTTGTCTTGATAAGTCCATTAAATCCCTTTTACCCTTTAATTCAGCTAGGTAAATAAGCAACTCATTGGTACTTGTAGATGAATGAGTAGTTGTGGAGGCTAATAAGGTAGCCCAATCATTGTTTCCGCTTGATTTAAGCCTCAATACTACATCCGTTAAGGTATAGTTACCTTTTTCAGAAAATAACTCCGCACAAGCCAAGAATACACTTCTAGTTTGTTCAAAGTAAAATATGTTAGGCTTAATTATTTTTTGTACTTGCTTAAATGCAGAAGGATTAGAAGTGATTAGTGATATAACTTCCTTTTCCGCATCTAAGTCGGTAAATGATATTTTCTCTTTAGCTTTCATAGTTGTAACTCTTAATTTTAATCGAATCTAAATACTATATTCTTTTTAGCTTCTTGGGCTTTTGGTAGATACATTTCATCCTCCCAAGTCCTTTGATTTAAGTAAGTAAAGGGGTCTTTTCTAAACTTAACATCTGGAGTTGCCTTTAAATAATGTGGAAGGGTTGCAAATATAGCATCTATTTCTTTCCAATTTAGCTTTAAGAATCTAGGCTTTGCTTTAATTTGACCTGTTTTCTTGTTGTATGTATTCCAAAACTCTAGGAATTTAGCTTCTTTCTTCTCTACATCTTCTAAGATATCTTGAGAATTAACCATAGGAATAGATAATGGCTCTAATTCTTTAGTCTTAGTATACAGAATTTCTAGTCCAGGAGTTGCTGTAAGCTTAGTTTGATTGAGTGAAGCTAATAATTCTTCATCCCTGATCACTAAATTCATATTAGATAGAACTTCTTGAAAGAAATCTCCTAATCCTAGCATCTTATTTCTCATCGTAAAAAAGCAAAAACTGTTAAACTACCTATTACTAATCCTATAAAAAAGCCAATTGCTAAAGCAATAAATACTGCTGTTTCTACAAATTTAATTGCCTTTTTTATGTCTTCACGCATTTCATTTTCCATCTTTACTATTGATTTCGTTATAAATATCTTCTAATGATTCATTTATGTGAACTATTCCAGTCCAACTACATTCAGCTCTAGTTAAAACTTTACTTGCAAAGTCTAAAGTTTGCTGTTTCTCCATTTGTTTGGCTTGTAAGATGTATTTTCTCATTTGAGCCATACCTTGATTAAAATCATAATTATTGATTTTATCCTCTAACCATTCAATTGCTGTTTGATTTGCCATTATACCAATCTTTAAATTTTTTAATTCTTATAAACGCTGCTCTTTCTTCAGCTCCTTTGTTATTTAATAATCTAATTTTCCAAAGTTCTAATGTGTAGTGAGAGTTATGAATAATGTGGCCATCAAAAGAAATAAAGTCAATCAATGGCTCATTATTCTCCATAAACTCATCTACCCATTCAACAGCTTTTTGGTTGTAAAATGCTTGGTTTTTTCCTTGGCCTATCATTTCTTAATACTAAAAACCCATTAACATTTACTTCCATCTTAATCTTCTGATCACAAGACATACATCTATACATAACTGACCATTCCGCAAAACTAGTATCAAAGTAATCCCATAATTGCTGTACAGGATGCTTGTGTCCACATTTAGGACACTCAGTTCTATCTGTCTTTATTGCTATCCTCTGCATTGGTTAGTTTTAATAATCTGTAAGCCTCCTTTAACATTTTAGCTTGGTGTGTCCAGGCTTCTTGCATTGTGTAACCTAATTGATTACGTTTTTGATCTTGGCTAATAATTGAGCCATCAGCGTGAATAATTTGTGCCATTAGAATAAAACTTTAGATACATAATATTGATTAACATCTCTTTTAGCATTTGGACCATAATATAAATTATACATACCCATAGCGTTTTCAACTTTCATTCTTCCAGATTCCATAAATTCGTCTGAACAATCAAAGTAACCTAAGCGATTAGTGCCTTTTTCAATGACAATAAAAGCTAATTCCTTATTAAACAGGTGATTGTATATAAATGCTTGAGAATCGTAGTTATACTTCTTAGCGGAATACTTAAAATCATCTAAAGAAGTTGTAGTCTTTAAATCGTAGATAAAATCTCCATTAATGATATCAGCCTTACCTTTCCAAAGTAAACCTTCAATTTCACCTATTGCTGGTACTTCGTATTTAATACCACTATCCCAAACTAACTTAGATAAATCGGTATTAGCTCTTAGTGCTTTAACCATTTCATCTACTTCTTCAGCTTCCTTAACCAATAACATAAAAGGCTCATTGCTTTCTTTACAAGCATCCTTGTAGATGTTAGTAGTTCTTGTGGAGGCATCAACTAAAGGAAATGATTTTAGTTTGTGAGGCTCTAAGCAAGCAGTGTGGAAGTAACTCCCTTGTAGCATTGCTAAAGTCTTTTCAGACTTCTTCTTGAACATTACAGGGTTATTAAGTAAAACTCCAATGTCAGAATTAGACAAGTAGCTTCTACCTAAGCCATTATAATATTCATTGTCATCTTTAAGCGTTTGTATGATTTGATCGTGTGTCATTGTCTTGCTGTAATTTTAAACTTATTCTTAAAATAATCTTTTACTACTCCATCGGGAGAAAATTCTTTAAAATCAGAAGGATAAACATCATTCATCATAAACTCAAGCATCGCAAAGGTATAATCCCAGTAATGATTGGAAAGCATAAGTTGGTGTGATTCCCAAAACTCCTTATCAATTATTTCTTCGTTCATCTTTAATTATGTTTATTTCTTCTTCTATTTGATTGTCAAAGATTCTTTTGTACACATGGCTATGAACTATAGCTTGAGTGTATTTTCGTGCTCTAAATGGAATCTTTCCTTTTTCATTAAGCCTATCTGCTATATTTTGATAGACTTCTGTGAGGGTTTCACCCCTTGATAATTCTATATCTATCATATCAATATAAATTCAGTTATGTTACTTATTGGAATTAGCATCTCCTGGACTAGCTTAGGTAGCCTTTCTTTCTTCTTTGTTACAGGATTTTCTTCTATAATCATCAAAGAATTATTAATGAAAGGCTGTGGATGCTTGATTCTTAAACAAATCAATGAATCTGTATATCCTAAAACTACAGCCTCTATGCTTTCTAAACCTTTACCTAACTTATAGGTAATTAAGGCTCTCCTATTTAGATTCTTTTGAACTACTCTTAGGAGAAAATTAGTTTCTCTTTTCATCAGAACGGAAGTGCATCTGCAGGGTCTTCTGCTATCATATCAACATTAGGTGAACTAACAGGTAAATCACCAAACTTCTCATTAAATTCTGGAGTTGCTGTAATCTTTTTAGCTAACCATTCTGGTAAGCCCATAAACACTTCTTGATTCCAATCAGAATAAGATAAGATTCTAGTAGGATTTACTTGATCAGGGCAAGTTAAACCCTTAGGAATAGGAGAAATACTATTAATGTTAGCATAAGTCTTAGTGCCATCGGCAGACTTCTTATGAGTAATGTTAAGCATACAAGCTTTGCCTACTAATCTAGTAATGTCAAAGTTCTTAGCCTCCTCATCTGTAAATGTTGCACCTCTCCAAGCTTCTAAATGCAATCTAAGCGTAGCTTTTTCGTGAAATGATAGATTATACTCCTTAGAGATAATAAATGGCTTTTCAGGCTCTCCTTCACGAAATACAGCAGTTTCTAAAGGTAGTTCAAAGTCTACAATCACTTTGTGGCCTACTTTCTTTTCACCTTTGTATTCTGTTTCTTCAGTACCTACCTCAATCATTCCGTAGCATCTAGCAACATGAGAGCCTGCAGGTGTAACTTGTTTTGGATAATTTGATCCACTTGATTTTGCGATAATTGCCATAAAAATTATTGTTTAAGAAAATGTAAATTCGAATGTGTTATCAGGATGTGTTAAATTAACCATTCCACTAGGTGTAATTCTGTTTTTATACCCAGCAGTAATGAATTTTACTATAACGTGAGACTTATAATCTCCCTGGGCAGTAGTAGCTTGATTCTTCCATACAGACATAATCCATAAGTCATCCTTGGTAATGCCTACTCTTTCAAGCTCCTGGTTAAATAACTCTATTTTTTCATCCATGATATATTTGTTTT